GGAGCATTTTTTGTAAATATTAAAAAGCCGTCAAATTATGATGAATTAAGTGATACAAGCAAACAAGTTTTAGAAGAGCAATTGAATGAAATGATAAAACAAAAATATCAATTCATAAACTATAATGGTTTGCGCGAGAAAAGATTGGGAGAAATGACTAATGGATATACTAAGAATATTTTTGATAATAGTGTCGTAATTATTGATGAAGCCCATAATTTTATTAGCAGAATTGTTAACAAATTGAAGAGGGAAAAACCTATCTCCGAGAGCAAACGCGGAGAGAAAGAACATTTACCCCTTAATTTAGCAACCAAATTATATGAGATGCTTTTAAGTGCCAAAAACGCAAGGATTGTATTACTTTCAGGTACACCGGTTATTAACTATCCAAATGAATTTGCCATTCTTTTCAATATATTAAGAGGATACATCAAGACATGGAGAATCCCATTAGTAGTGAATACTAATAAGAAAATTGACAGAGAATCGCTTCAAAAAGACTTAATTAGAGAGAAAAGTCTCGATTATTTAGATTATTCACCATCTAGTAAGATACTAACAATTACTAGAAATCCATTTGGATTTAAAAATAAAATAAAAGAAATCTCAGGTTATCAAGGTGTTTCAAATAATAAAAAAAATCAAAGTGGTGAGACTGAATTCGATACTGAATTTATTTCTGATGACGATTTCGAGAGAAAAATTATAGCTATTCTTCGAAGAAATGATATTGATATTATACCGGATGGAATAGAAATTAAATATAGAAAAGCGTTACCTGATACATTTGATGAATTTGTTGCCAGATATGTTGATGAGACTGAAAGAAAACTTAAAAACACGGATGCTCTTAAACGCAGAATTTTGGGATTATCGTCTTACTTTAGAAGTGCTCAGGAAAATTTACTACCGAAATTTGATAAACAACTTGGAGTAGATTATCATATTATTCGTGTTCCAATGAGTGATACACAGTTTAAAATTTATGAGGCTGCTCGTGTTGAAGAACGTAAATTAGAAAAAGCAAAACCCAAAAAAGCTATGTCTGAAGATTATGAAGATAAAGCGTCAACCTATCGTATTTTCTCTCGTTTATTCTGTAATTTTATTATTCCAGATAGACCTATTCCTCTAAGAAAGAAGAAGGATAAAGATGACCAGGAAAAAGATGACCTAGATAAAGAAAAAGATGAAGAAGTTGAAACTGATATTGTATCAACCTTGAAACAAGGTAAAAAAGTGGAATCTAAGCAAGATGTGGAGGACGAACGTGAAGGTGAAATTGAAGGTGATGAAGTGTTACAAGATATTGGTGGAACTACATACATAGAGCGTCTACAAAATAAGTTAAAAGACATGGAAGAGCATTCTAACGATTTTTTTACTCCTGAAGCTCTTCAAACATATAGTCCTAAATTTCTACATATTCTTGAAAATATACAAGATGACGAATATAAGGGATTACATTTAGTTTATAGCCAGTTTAGAACAGCGGAAGGTATTGGGTTATTCACACTTGTTCTTAATAAAAACGGATTTACACAATTTAAAATTAAAAAGAATTCTCTCGGATTATGGGAAATAAATATTCCTCTAGCTGATGAAGGTAAACCAACTTATGCTTTATACACTGGAACTGAAACAGTTGAAGAAAAAGAAATTGTACGTAAAATTTATAATGGAGAATGGGATGATATTCCAGATAGTATTGGTTCTATTTTAAAATCCAAATATAGAAATAATAACATGGGTGAAGTTATTAAAGTTTTTATGATTACTTCATCAGGTTCTGAAGGTATTAACTTGCGTAATACACGTTATGTTCATTTAATGGATCCTTATTGGCATCCAGTGCGTTCAGAACAAGTCATCGGACGTGCCAGACGTATTTGTAGTCATAAAGATTTACCACCGGCACTACAAACAGTCGAAGTATTTGTATACTTAATGGTTTTCACTGAAGAGCAATTAAAATCAGATAATGCTATTGAGTTAAAGAGAAAAGATTTAAGTAAGTCACTTCCTAAAACTCCTTTAACAAGCGATCAATACTTATTTGAAATTTCGGAAATAAAAGCTAATTTAACAAATCAATTAACTGAAGCGATAAAAGAATCAGCATTTGATTGTTACATTTATTCTAATGGTAAATGCGTTAACTTTGGTGATCCATCTATCGATAAATTTTCTTATGTACCTGATTATTCAGAACAACAAAATGATATGATCGTTCAAGCTAATAAAATTGCGATTGAATGGAAGGGTAAACCTGTTACTATTAATGGTGTTAAATATGTATATCGTAGAATTAGTGACAAAGTTTTAAATATTTATGACTTAAAATCATATGAGGCTGCTTTAAGCGATCCAAATATAGTTCCCATTCAAGTTGGAACATATGAGACAAATGAGCGTGGGGAAAAGGTATTCAGACAATTAGTAAATAAATAACATTACACAAATAAAATAATATTATACAAATATCAGTAGCAATTTTTAAGATGAAATATTATTATGATTCTTATAGATATTTTCACTAAATTAACCAAAATATCTATATCTATACCTATTTAGAAGACAATAAAGCAATTATTTTATCCATTTTTTCATCTAAATTCTTCATGTTTCTCTCTAATTTAGTAAGTCTGTCTTCTTCATTGAGATCTTTTTCTTGAATTTTAAGTGTTATATTTTCCTCCTTTTTATTTATCTTTTTAAGTTTCGAGAACAAATTATTCTCTTCTTCCTCTTCATAAACTGGTTCTGAATTAAATGTATTCACTTGATCGTTATTAGTAAATGATACATTTTTTTTAGGAGTAGGATTTATATTCGATAAGCCAGGTTCTATCTCATTTAAAAACTTAAATCTACTATAATTTTGGGGTTCTTCTGATTTTATTTCTTGAAATTTTTCAGATTTAAGTGAGGTTTCTTGAGGTTTTAGCCAGTTATCAACCTGACTATCATTACTATTGATAATATTATTATAACTTTTATTTATTTGTTCTACTTCGTAATTACGCTGAGCTAACATGTCTTTTAGAATTTTATCCATTTCTTTAATTGGCTTGTCCGTTTTCCCTACAGGATCCGCAAATTCAGGTACAGGAGGGCTTTTAATACTCATAAAATCTTCAAATTCTTCTTGTCTTTTTGACAAATCTTTATCGAACTGAGACTTTCTATCATTTTGTATTTCCTCGTATGTAATTAATTCTTTAACGGGTGGGTCATTGTGTATTTTAATTTTACTAGGTTGATATGAATAAGTTTGTTTTATATGATTCAGAATAAGGAGGATATATTTTTTATTCATTTCTACCAGTGAAGCATTTGTTTTTGTTTTTTCAATTTGAAAAAAACCTTGGATATTATTAATAAATACATTATAAATTTTACTCTGAATATCAGGTGAAAGGAATTTGAATATATCTTCGTCGCTAACGACATCCCATAACATTTGTATATTATCTTTTTTATTAAATAAATTTTCAGACATGTAAATATATAATATTACAATTGTATTTTTATATATTTTTTACAACGAATCATTGAAATATATATGTCTAAATTTTTCCATATATTCGTCTTTAAGTATATGTGTTTTTAAATAATGTTCTGTCATTTTATCTTCTAACATATGTACTATGAAAAAAATTGAATAAATACCACATTCTGTATTTCCATATTGATGTTCAATACCTTCATTGCTGTCAACCTTAAAATTTATAGTTGGTTTTAGTTTTAATCCTTGTTCTTTAATCCTATTTATTAAATTTTTGACTTCTCTTGGCGCAGGATCTCCTGTACTATCAAAGAAAAATATGGTTTTCTTTTTAATATTAATAAACATCGATATCCAATGTTGGCCTGGTTTATTATGAGGATCCGTGTTAAAAATTATTCCTATTTTCGATTTCCCTTGTTTTATTAATTTTTCAAGACTAAAATTACACAATTCTTCCCAAACACATTCTCCGTATAATTTTCTTGTATCAAAATCAATTGGCGAGGGACCAATAAAATCAAATTCTTTGTATGCTTTTTCATATTGTTTCATAACTTTCATTATATCAGTGCTAGATAACCATTCATTAGGATTTGTTTTCCATTCTGGTGGAGATTCTGGAGCAAAAGAGTCACCTAGTTCATTTTCCAGTTGTCCAAAAGCACCTACCTGCCTTAACCAGCAAGCTTCATTATTACATATATCTCTTAAATGTTCACTAAGTTGTTTATGAATTTCCTTTGGTGAATTTGAAACAATTTTAACGTCAGGATGTCTAGCATTCCATCGGTCCCTTAATTGAATAAGTGATTTGTTTGTATAGCAACTGAACTCGTTTAATTCATCTTTCGGTTTTGGACTACAATTCACCTTCTTGATGCGTTTGCCCGAACCATTTTTAACGCGATTATTTACTGTTTTATTTCGTTTATTTCGTTTAATTGTTTTTTTATGTGACTTAAACGTTTTTATATTTCTTTGATTTTTGAATGTCTTCATAAATAATAGTGATATTCTTTTTTTCCTCAATATCTTTTATTCCTTTATTTTTCAATTCTGGATTCATTAAATCAGCTTCTCTCTGTTTTGGTAAAATAACATTGTTATCACGTGTTTTGTTGGAGCTTTGTTTAACATATTTATCCAAAGGCAAATCCATTTTAACCGAACGCATCATTAATTTATCTGCTTCCATAAAATTTCCTGATATATCTAAATTTTTACTATCATTGCCATTTTCATTATCAGATAATTCAGGTAGAAAGTCTAGATCTTTATATTCTTCTTGTAATAGATCATTGTTATCAACAATTTTAAAGTAATTAATAGTTGTTTTGATAAACGTGTCATAAGCATATTTCACGTCAGGTGATAAATCTTCAGTATAATCATTACTAATTAACTCCTCAAATAAATGGAGGATTCGTTTTTTGTAGAATTGAAAATCTTCTTTATCTATTTGTTTTTCTCTCTGTTTCATTACATGTTTTCCCATCATTTCTTTGTTTAGAAGAAAATCTAAAGTTATTTGGTCTACAAATGATTGTGACATATAATAAAACCATAATTTTTATTTTATTTTTATTATTATTTTTATTATTATTATTATTATGATTATAACTTTTGTTTTATATTACTTATGATTGTTTCGTCATTTCCTTTACTTGACATCTGGTGTTATTATAAAATATATTCGTACCACATATATTGGGTGATGGATTCGGGTCAAATGAATCAAATGTTTCATTTCTAAATAATATTTCATGTGGATTTGGTTGTGATTGGGTTTGAAATTTATATGTATATAAATCACTATTGGATCGAGGAACATACGTTGCTTGACTACATTTTTGTAGTGCGTAAATTTGGTTTCTTAATTCTGATTCTGTATTTATATTTGAGGCAAATCCAGACCATGGTGATTGCGTATTTCCAGGGTTAAATACTTGATTCACGTTGTATGTTGGCATTTGTGCGAAAGGAACATTTATTTGCTTTCGTGGGTCTACAATAGGAAAATAGGAATACTTTGTCATAACAGGTCTTACATCTAAATATGGTTGTAACATTTGCGATGGGATATTTCGATCATATATACGATTATTTGTTTGTTTATGAATCTCTGATACACACTCACTTGGATGTCTTTCCATTTGATATATTTATATATTATTTTTTTTCACAAAAAGCTTAAAGGTTTAATCATATTTATAAATATCACCATGTGCGGAATTTTTGCTTTACTCAATTCAAGAGCTCATTCACAAATTAATATGGATATGATTATAGATATATTTAATAAAGGTAAAAACAGAGGACCCGAATCTTCTAAATTACTTGTGTATTCTAATAAAGACTTTCTTTTAGGCTTTCATCGTTTAGCCATTAATGGTTTGAATGAAGAATCTAATCAACCGCTTGTTTTAAATGGTATTGAATTGATATGTAATGGAGAGATTTACAATTATAAACTTCTATATAAATATATGAATATTACACCTGAAACTGGTTCTGATTGTGAAGTTATTATTCATCTATATTTAAAATATGGTATGGAACAAACGTTGGTTATGTTGGATGGTGAATTCGCGTTTGTTTTATATGATAACCGTGAAGCCAAATTATTTGCCGCAAGAGACCCTTACGGAGTAAGACCTTTGTATAAACTTGTAAATACTAGTTCTGTGGATACATGCTTGGAGGGCTTTGCTTCTGAACTTAAAATGATGGAACCTTTTTATAATCTAAATACAACAAATTCATACCTAAATCAGTTTCAACCAGGAACTTATTCCATGCTTAGTTATGACTTAGATAAAAAATGGGTTTCAATTATAAGTAATCAACCTTATTTTATTCCTACATTTCCAACCAATGAAATAGTAAATACTTTATTATATCCCAAGATTAGTGATGCGTTATATAGTGCTGTTTTTAAACGATGTGAAACTACAGAACGACCTGTTGCGTGTTTATTAAGTGGGGGACTTGATAGTAGTTTGGTTGCTGCTTTGGTAAGCCAATATTTCAAAACATTTAAAAGTACAGCAGAACGAGTTGAAACATATAGTATTGGACTTGAAAATTCAGAAGACATTAAATATGCCCGAATAGTTGCTAAGTATATTGCTTCAAAACATACCGAAATTATTGTTACTGAAGAAGAAATGTTTCATGCTATTCCAGAAGTTATTAAGGCAATCGAAAGTTATGATACAACTACTGTGAGAGCAAGTATCGGGAATTATTTAATCGGGAAATATATTGCTGCTAATTCTCAGGCAAAGGTGATTTTTAATGGTGATGGTTCAGATGAGTTATTTGGCGGTTATTTGTATATGAATAAATGCCCAGATGATATCGAGTTTGATAAAGAAACACGACGACTATTAAAAGATATTCATATGTTTGATGTTTTACGTTGCGACAAGTCTATTTCATCTAATGGCTTAGAACCACGCACAGCTTTTTTGGATAAAAGATTTGTGAATACTATTCTAGCCATCAACCCATTCTATCGTAATCATAACAATTTGAATGAATCAGAAAAATATTTGTTACGTAATAGCTTTAAAAAAGAATTTTATACGGACTGTTTTGGTAGACAAATTTTGCCGGATGAAATATTGTTTAGAAGAAAAGAAGCATTTAGTGATGGTGTCAGTTCGCATGGTCGTTCGTTATTTACTATTTTACAGGAATTTATAGCTAACCATTATGACCAAGTAGACCCAATGCCTAATGAATCACATAAACCATGTATAGAGTTAGAAAAAAGATATTATAAAGAGATTTTTGAAAGGGAATTTCCAAACTGTTCTCATATTTTACCCTACTTTTGGATGCCTCGATACACTAACGCGAGTGACCCAAGTGCTAGAACTTTAGATGTTTACAAGTAATTATTTCTACAAGTAAGTAGTATAAAATGATAAGTACATAGTATATATTTACTTATCATAACAAAAATATCCTATATATTTTATATATCATATTTTATCTCGCGTTAATATATGACTAAATCCCAACTCCATAGATTACAAGAAATATTATTTAACATTTTTATTGTTATAACTTATTTATTGATTATTATTTCTTCATTTGGTTTGTCAGATTCAGCACAAAAATATTTAAAATTGTTAGATTATTATATTAGAATTTATGTTTGTTTGTTTTTAATGTGGAGATTTAATCCATTTAGAAGCTATTATGAGTTTACAAATTTAGACCGTAAAGTAGCTTTTAGTGCTGGTTTATTAATTTTAACTACAACAGCATTAAATCAGTATTTGAATGAAATTAAAGAATTTCTTAGACAAATTTTCTAAGTGTTTTATTTTTATTTTTACCTCTATTCTTAATAGTTCTATTTTTTATAGAACGATTGAAAAATGTCTGTAAATGTGATATTATGTGTTTTCCTAGAACCTTATCAACTTCATATTCTTTTTCATCCTTATCAATTACAGTATATTTATATAATTTTATATGTTCGGTCATTAAAGGTTTGAAATCAATATCATTTCCTATTAATTTTTTACCGAATTCTGAACTAGAAAACCTGTTTAACATGTCTTCGAATGGTAAATCGTAATAATATGGTTTTATATTTATATAATATATATTATCATGAGTCATATCAGGGAAAAAAGTATCATCCATAAAACAAATTTCAGCATCTATCGGTATTTTTGTACATTTAATTAAATCATTATGCGTTTTGTTTTGAGTTGTTCTACATATTTCTACTCGTTTACCTTTTATTTTAAATGCTGCTATAATTTGATCAACCAATTTGTAGTCAATTTTGTTTTCAAAATAGCTTATAATATGTTGAGCCCATTCACGCGGTCCTGTATTATTTGTATAAATCATCATTTTATGACAATGATTACATTTTTTTTTACTTTTTAAATATAATAAAATATTTACTATATTTGGTCTCAAAAATTCTGGAAATAGGTCTAGTGTTTCATTGAAATCACTTTGTGTTAATACATTTTTATTTTTTATTTTTAAATAATTGACTAAGCTATCCCAAAATATACTATATTGAGTAAAATATCCTAGTGTTTCATCTAAATCAAATACTACTATTTTCATTGCTAATATATATAGAGAAATAAATTCATACTAATTTTTTATCTCATATATGTCGTATATATATGACATATGTTGTATGATATATTTTGTAATTAAATATTTTTGTATAAAGAATTTTGAAAAGATATATCAAATTATTTTATTTGTAAAATATATATAAACAAATATGTCCGAGCTTACAAATTATGATTATAAAAAAATTTTAGATTTTTACGATAAACCTATACCTAAATCTAAGCGATTGTTGAAGTTACAAGCAGAAAAACTTTTAGCTAGTAAATTATGTCGTTGTATCAAAAGGGTTGACAAAGAGAATGAAGCTCGTGCGATTGGAATATGTACAAAAACAATCATTAATAGCAAAGGACTTACACGTGGAAATTTCACATGTAAAAAAAAGCAACAAATTTCACTTAAAAAGAAAAGTAATACTACAAGAAAAAATATAAAATAATTATATCAGATTATAATAATATGAAATATGTTGATATAATTATTATTGGTAGTGGTATGTCTGGTTTATACAGCGCATATCATATTAAACAATTTTCCCCAAATACTTCTTTTATGATTTTAGAAAAACACAAAAAAAATTGGATTGGTGGAAGAACCAGCAATGAAATGTTTTACGGGACTGAAATTGTTACTGGAGCAGGAATTGGCAGAAAATCCAAGGACAAATTATTACATAAATTGCTTAGTCAGTTAAAATTACCCACACCTGAGTACATAGTAAATCCACAAAAGTCTAAATTAGTACAGTCAGTCGATGTTAATAAAGTAATGGATCATTTAAGGAAAGAATATAAAACCTTCAAAGAAAAAGATAAATATGTAACATTTAAGCAATTTGCTACTAAGATACTTGGAGAGAATAATTATAACAAATTCATAGTTTCTGCTGGGTATACAGACTATGAAAACGAAGATGCGTTTGAGACATTATATTATTATGGAATGGAAGATAATGCTTGTTGTTGGAAAGCGTTTCATGTTCCTTGGCGAAAAATGGTTCTGAAATTATATCACGATATCGGAGCGGAACATTTTAAGTTTTCATCTAAAGTAGTTGGTATTACTAAGATAAAGGAAAATCCATGTAAATTTTTAATTAATGTTGAAAATGGAGTACAATATTTATGTAATAGAGTGATTATCGCATCAACCATTGATACTATAAGAAAGTTGTTACCATCGTATCCTATTTATAACGATATTGAAGGACAACCATTTTTACGATTGTACGCAAAATTTACTAAAAGTTCTATTCCTTTTTTAAAAGAATATATAAAAGGATTTACATTTGTACCAGGACCTTTACAGCGAATTATTCCAATGGATCCTAATAATGGGGTTTATATGATTGCTTACAATGACAATAATAATGCGATTGCTCTAAAAAATAATCTTCAAAATACACAATCGAATAGAGATTTATATGAAAAGCTTTTAGAAATGTCTTTGGGTATGCCTGAAAACTCAGTCCATATTATTGCTATTAAGGATTATTACTGGCAAATTGGTACTCATCTGTTTTTGCCATTAAATAAAGAGTTATATAGTTCTAGAGAAGAATTTATAGACAAAGCTCAGCATCCAGAAGAAGGCATTTTAGTTGTAGGAGAAGCTGTTTCAAGAAATCAAGGCTGGACATTAGGAGCTTTAGAGAGTGTAAAAGCAGTTGTTACCAGAAAATGGGTTAAAACTATTTGTTTATAAATATTCATCGTCGCGTTAATTTATCGTTACTTAAATAAATAATATAAATGATATCCAATAGACGCAAAACCAAGCATCAATAAAATTTCAAAGAATTTTCGCGTAGTTTTCTCTCCATTATAGCCAATATAAACTAATAAAGGTCCAATAATAAAGACATGAATTAAATTCACCCATATTCCTTTACCGGCATTTAGATATCCATATATTTTGTATAAATGATAACAAATAATAAAAAATCCTAAAAATAAAAGTATATTAAATAAGGGTTTATATATTTTATCTCTATTTATACCTACATAAAGAAATAATCCACCAACAATTAAAACATGAAATAAATGAACGAATGCGTCGTAATCCATTATATAAATAAATTATATTATTTTCTATAATTATATTATTATGAACGTTTTTAATTACGAGAATAAAGAGACAGTTATTCAACAAGGAGGTAAAGTTATTCGCGCTGTTAGTATTAAGAAAGGAAAGGGTTATAAAAGTATTACAAAATATCATAAAGGTAAAAAACTATATACTGTAAAAAAACCAATACATAAGAGTGATATTGAATTAATTAAAAAAGGAAAATTTATACCTGGATTATTCAAAGATTGTAAAAATTGTAAGACAAGAAGGAGAAAAGGTGGTAATAATGATATAGAAGATAATAATGATATAGAAATGGGACCTGAAATTCCACCTATTCAGTCATATCCAGTCCCTCCACATCCAGATAGATTTAAGAGGTATGGTAAGCTGATGTATGATAAGGTTATGAGATCGCGACCATCCTCGCCTGAGGAAGTAACTGCTGTTTTCTCTGGACCAACACCAGAAGAAAGAGAGTCTATGGAGAGAAAGGAAATGTTTCTTGAAGACCCGAAGGATGTGAATCCATTTAATCAAGAATTACAAATTTTTTCAACAGGAGGAAGAAGAAGTAGAAGAAGACTTATATGTAATTAACTGGAAAGATGGTCTAGTGCCGATAATAAAACCAATTCTTGGTCTGTTAACTTTTGAAATATTAGGTTTTTATCCATAGAAATTCGAAAATGTCGAGAAGGAAACCCAAAGTTTTTACAAATACAGAATACACCATCATCTGTTATTTTCATTTCGCAGAATATAGCACCTTTTGTTAAGTAAATATTTGTTGGATCTTCAATTGGGATCCATCTTAAAAATGTTCCATATTTCAAGTCATTCATTTCGTCAACATATTTGTATTCTTTTAATTTATTAAATATATTAATAGTCTCTTGTCTAGGTAAATTAAGTTCCTTCAGAATTTTTAAATTCATTTCTCTAATCGTTTTTGTTGTAAAATTCATCAAATTATCATTTGAATCATCATCTAAAGCTTTTAATAATTTGTTAACATCCATTATTAATACTTTACATAAATTTTTATATTATTTATGTAAAGTTGTTATTTATGTGAATTTTGTTATTTATATAAATTTCGTTGTTTTACCATGACCCCCAACTTCCACTACCGCCTAAAACAGAATTTGCTGCCATCGGTTCATTAAAACCTTCAGTGATTCCAGGAGTTGCGGCACCTACTAAGGGTGTAGTATCTGGTCTGTGCATTTTATCATAATTTGGCAATTGTTGCGGCATCATGGGATTCTGCATAGTTTGGGCGTTTTGAGCTGGGTTGAATGTAGGTAATGAACTTATGGCTGTTCCGTCTGTATAACCACCCATTGGTTGTTGTCCGGAAATGGGTTGAGATACTTTCACTGTTCCTTTCTTGCCTTTATTATCAGGTTTCCCATCCCATAATTCAGAAACGCGATCGACTAAAATAGACACTTTCTCTCCAAGTTTTGTTTGTAAACTCATTGTAATCATTAAGATTGCTAAAATTATATAGACTATGTGAAATTCAGGATATTTCGCACCGCTATATGTTGGAATATACGTTATGATTCTGTGTATAATTAGTAAACCCATAAACATGACAATAATTTGAATTAAAACTTCTGCTGAAACTTCTAAACTACTTTTGTTGTCATCTGCTTCAGGAACATATTTTTGCATTGTCTTATTTAAAATAACAATTGGAATGATTGCTATAACTGAGTATTGTAGTATGTTTAAAACTTCAGATTTTGAATCATCATCAAAATTGAAAACATGTTTAAAGAAACTTTTTGATTCGTCCGAATTATCCATATCCCTATAGGGTATATTTAGAAATAAAAATAATTAATTTGTTTTTACTATATTAAAAGTATTAAAGGTTATTCTAAATATTATTACATAATGGAACATATTGCGGAAGAATATGCGGCTAAAAACATAAGCTTACGTTCTTGTGAAAGTATAGCCCTTCTTAATGCTAGCGAAAAAATACAGGATACATCTACTGAATCACATGAAACAACAAAGGTTTCTGAAAATATTTTCAATAATATTCAAAAATTCCAACATGAAGAATACCAATATCTTAATTTATTGGAAAATATTTTGGAAAATGGCACTTGGGAAGAAGGTAGGAATGGAAAAACTAAAAGTATTTTTGGTCACTCCATGCGATTCTCTCTAAAAGATGGGAAAATACCTATTTTAACAACAAAGAAAACCGCTTGGAAGACTTGCTTGAAGGAATTATTATGGTTTATTCGTGGTGAAACGGATAATAAATTATTGAAAGACCAAGGTGTCCATATTTGGGATGCGAATACTTCGAGAGAATTTCTTGATACTCGAGGGCTTACCTTAACTCGTGAGGATTTAATTGGCCCTGGATACGGCTATCAATGGCGTTTCTTCAATGCGAATTATAACTGCTTTACTGGTAAACGATTATTAGATGACGATCCTAATGACGTCCATAAAGAAACCAAAGCATTCAAAGGTGTCGATCAACTGCAGAAAATTATTGACGCTTTGAAAGATCCTAAACAAAGAAATAGCCGTCGCTTGGTAATGAGTGCTTGGAATCCTGTACAGTTAGATCAGATGGCTCTTCCCCCGTGTCATATTTTGTGTCAGTTTAATGTGCACGATGGCAATAAATTATCATGTGCAATGTATCAACGCAGTGGAGATTTCCCACTCGGAATACCGTTTAACGTTGCGTCTTATTCGTTTTTAACTCACTTGATAGCAAAACATTGTGGATTAGAAGCTTATGAGTTCGTTCATTTTGTTGGTAATTGTCACATATATGAAGACCATATTGAACACATGAAAGAACAAATTATAAGAGAACCTTTTGAATTTCCAACAGTCTCTATAAAACAAATTAGAGATAATATTAGTGATTATCAAGTGGATGATTTTGAGATACATAATTATAAATGCCATGAAGTTATTAAGATGAATATGGTTGCTTAATAAATTGGTTCGGCACTTCGCACTACGGGTTTTTCTTCGCTTAGATATTTATAATTGTTAAACTTGGGATTTTTTTATTTTAAACGCCACAAAATAGTCGGTGCAGGCATATTTAATTGTCTCGCAGCTTCTGTAATTGAAACATATATTTCATCATCTATCATTATTTCAATTGCGTTTGTTGGAATATTACCTATTTTCGCTTGTCCGATTTTTCGTTTAGTTTCTTCTGAGTGATGTTTTCCGAAAAATGGATTTTTTTCGCCAATTTTTAATTTTGCGTTTTCTGACATTTTTTGTCTTGTTTCATTTGAAACAATTTTTCCTTTGCAATATTGATTTCCTTTATGTATTTCTGAAAATTTCTTTCTATTTTCTTCTGTATGTGTCTTACCATACATTCCATTTCTATCTCCACACTTTCCATATTTTATACTTCTTTCTTCTGGTGTCATTTTGCCTAGATTTGCTTTGTGAGTTTCTATTATTTTTTCTCTAATAGCTTCTTTATTTGGATGATGTGTTAACAAATCTCCACCGCTATTATTATAATTTAAA